TATAGTCGCGTAGATAGCTCTTCTCGTAGTGGCAGTCGTAGAAATAGAGCCGCTACATCAAGAACTCATGATCGCTTTAGCAGCATCCGCAATGGGCTTTTGCCTTATAGTTATGCTATGGATGGTGTCAATGTTCGCGAGGCAATCGAACTGTGCCAAAAAGCTTACGCCAATGTCGCTGTATTCAGAAACTCTATCGACATCATGTCTGAGTTTTCCAATACCGAACTGTATCTTGATGGCGGATCGCAAAAAAGTCGCGATTTCTTTAATCAGTGGTTTAAGAAGATCAAATTGTGGCACTTGAAAGATCAATTCTTCAGAGAATTCTATCGCAGTGGCAACATTTTCTTTTATCGCGTGGATGGAACGATCCAAACTAAAGACTTTACCAAGTTGATACAACAAATCGCGGAAGAGCAGCCGACTTCCAGCAAAGTTCCCGTTAGATATATTTTGCTTAACCCGTTTGACATTGTTGCAAAACGTGGATCGAGCTTTGAGACAGGATCATATGAAAAAATTCTTTCTGAATATGAACTAGCTCGTTTGCAAAATCCAGTTTCTGACGAAGACAAGGAAACTCTTAATGGTTTGCCCAATAATGTAAGAGAAGATATTCAAAAAGGCGCTTATTACCAAAATGGATTGAAAATCAAACTCGATCCAAACAAAATCATTTTCGTTTTCTACAAAAAACAAGACTACGAACCATTCGCAATTCCATTTGGCTATCCAGTCTTAGAAGATATTAATGCCAAGCTTGAATTGAAGAAAATGGATCAAGCAATTACTCGCACTGTTGAGAATGTCATTCTATTGATTACAATGGGAGCTGAGCCAGAAAAAGGCGGCATCAATCAAAACAACTTGATGGCTATGCAAAAACTATTCAAGAACGAAAGCGTTGGTCGAGTTCTTGTTTCTGACTATACCACAAAAGCTGATTTCGTTATTCCTGATTTGAATAAGGTTCTTGGTCCAGAAAAGTATAAAGTTCTCAATGAAGACATTAAACAAGGACTTCAAAACATTATTGTCGGAGAAGAGAAGTATAGCTCTACAGAAGTTAAAGCGGAAATCTTTTTGGATAGACTCAAAGAAGCTAGAAATGCGTTCTTGAATGATTTCTTGCAGCCCGAAATTAAAAGAATCGCTAAAACTCTTGGATTGAAAAAATATCCTACTGCTAAGTTTAGAGATATTGACATTAGAGATAAAACACAGCTTATGCGCGTAACTACTCGATTAATGGAGCTTGGTATTATCACTCCACAACAAGGTATTGACATGTTTCACACTGGCGAGTTTCCGAAATCAGAAGATATTGCAGTATCTCAGCCCGAATTTATTTCGCAGCGCAAAGAAGGTTTCTACAATCCAATCGTCGGTGGCATTCCGACAATCTCAGCGCCAGAATCAAAAGTTTCCGAAGATTCTGGACCGATTAATACGACTCCAAAAGTTCCTGGTCGTCCAGAAGGAACAACTGGTATTCCATTGGCGAAAGCTAAAGTATCAGTAAGGAATATTCGTGGCATTGTCACAAAAATCGAATCTCTTCGCGCATCTATCGAAACCAAATTGAAAGCATCGTTGTCGCTGGAAACACTGTCTGATAATCAACAGGAGATGGTGAATAAGTTGTGTGAAACTGTTATTGTTTCAAGCAATTTAGAAAGTTGGGACGAAGTTGCATCTTCATGTGTAAAGGATTTTGAGAATATCGCTTCTTTATCTACTTTACCAGAAGTATTAGAAGCAGCAGCCGAATTTGAAATTGAAGATGATTATTCTGCGGCATTGTTATACCATTCACAAACAAAATAAATGAAAATTAATCCAGAAGACATTAAAGTGCCACTCGAAAAAGTAGTGGAAGTTAAAAACAGAGAAGTTCAAGTATCCATTGGTAAAATGACATACGCGAAAGCTGAAATGTATAAATCATTCATGAGTACATGCGCATCAGATGATAAAGCTCTCATTGATACTACAGATATGGATGATGAATCAACCATGAAAGCTTGTGCGATGCAATTTGACAAAATGAAGACAATGCTTATGGAAAAAAGCGATTCTGGAGAATTAACACCAGCGCAAAAGAAACTGCCACCAGCTCTTCAAAAAGCCATCCTCAAAAAGATGGATAAGTCATCTGATCCAGCTTCTCATGAAAATAAAGAAACTGATAAAGAGGAAAAAATGGAAGAGGGCGAAGACGATTGATTTTTAATATGAAAAAAGATTATCTATACACGACTTCTTTTGATTCGCCGATTCTTGCTTATTCGCAAGAAGAGGAGTCGTTTATATCTAAAGCATCTTTGAAAAACTTACGTTCTTTATTGCCGCAGGATATTGACTACTCGCAGAATATCGACTTGCTTGGCGTGGCTTTTAATGCGGCAGTAGTTAATCAATTCAACAAAAATGACGACGGTATCGACTCTGTTTTGGCGGCACAAGTAGTTCAAAACTTTAAGCATAAACCCACTAATATCGAACATAATAAAGAAAACATTGTTGGACATATTATCAACGCTGGATTTAGCGAATATAACAATTCCAATAAAATGATTTCAGCAGAAGAGGTTCGCGATATGAAAGATCCTTTCAATATTGCCTTGGGCGCTGTTGTTTATAAACAAGTAAATAAGGACTTTGTAAAATTGATTGAAAGATCAGTGGATGAACTCGACACGCTTCACGAAGCGATTTCTGCTAGCTGGGAAATTGGCTTTAGCGAATACGACATTTTGGTCGGCAGCAAAAATTTGAAAGACGCTGAGCGAGTTGATCCAAAACACTTTGATCATATCAAGCCGATGTTGAAAGCTTACGGCGGAAACGGCTCAATGAAAGATGGAACTAGAGTGTATCGACTTCTTAAAGGAGAAATCTTCCCACTTGGTATCGGCTTTACTACTAAACCAGCCGCCGATGTAAAAGGTTTGTATTCTGAAAATGCAACTACCAATAATATCACCTTCAAAGACAAAAGAGATGTGAAAGCCTATTTTGATATTAAAAATAACATTTTTTCTAAAAAAAATACCGCTTTTATTTCCCATTTGAATAATGATAATGTAAAAAACAAAAAAGAAACTAATATGGATATTGAACAAATTCTTGCCGAACTAAAAGGTCTCCTTGTTGAGAAGAAATTCTCCGAAGAGGCAGTTGCTAACATGACGCAGACCTTCGCTGAAGCGATCAAAAAGAAAGACGCAGAATATCGCGATTCTATGACCAAAGCCGAAAAAGAAAAAGAAGATATGGCTAAGGAAAAAGAAGAAATGAAAGATTCTGTTAAAAAAGTTGAAGCTGAACTCAAGGCTGCTGTTGAAAAAATTCAAGAGTTTGAAAACTTCCAAAAACAAGAAGAAGCTGTTGCTCGTTTCAATTCCCGTATGGAAGTGATCGACCAAGGTTATGAGCTTGACGACGAAGATCGCAAAGTTTTGGCTTCTGATCTTAAAGAACTCGCTGCTACCGAAGAAGCTTTTGCTTCTTATCAAGAAAAGCTTGCCGTTATGTGGAAACACAAAAACAAAGAAGCTAAAGCAGCTTTCGAAAAACAAATTCAAGCTCGTATTGACGAAGAAGTCGCTAAGAAAATTTCCGTTTCGAATGCTTCTGAAAACAAAACCGCAGAAGAAATAGCTCAAGAAGCTCTTGACAATGCTAAAGCTTCCGAAATGACTCTTCCAAACAATAACGAAGCTCAATCACAACAACCCGTCTCTTTCAAAGAAAAATTTGCTAATGCATTTAGCAGAGAAAACATTGTAATCTCCTAATTTTAAACAAAAAACAATCTAATAAAAAAAATATATGGCACTTAGAACACTACCATTCAGACAGTATAACGAAACTGATGTCATCAACATGTTTGCTATGGGTACTGGATTCATCAATGAATCTGTTACCGACAGCGGCAATGGCGATGCTGGCATTTTCGTTACCGTGGAATCTGGCAACCTCAATCTCGATACTATCGTGTATGACAGCGCTTATGACTCCTATCTCGGCAAAACCAATTACCCACACGTTGGAGTTAACCAATATCCTCGCGTCTCCCTCTCGCTGAAACCAGCGACTTCTGGCGATAGTCTTCTTGGTATCACTCTCCGTCAAACTGCAAAGACTGACGAAAACGGTGAGAAACTTCTCTACTACCCACAAAAAGCTGAAGAGCTGATGTGTATGCTTCCTGGTCAAGCAGTTCCTGTTGCTAGCCGTGGTGTATTCACCCTCGCTGCTTCTGCTTTCGCTGGCTCTGTTCCAGCAATTGGTTCTGGCTTCAAACTTCCTAGCGGTGTCAGCGGTAAAGTTACTGGCTGCACTAACAGTGATGCCCAGAAAGTCGGCACGGTTTTGGCTACTGGCTCGCGCACAGCTAGCGTTTCAACCGCAAACCTTTCAGATCCTTTGACTGGCTCGTATGCCATGGTCTTATTGGGTCAATAATTACAACTTAGAAAAATAATCATATGAAAATTACTCTTAAAAGAACTCCAGAACAAATCGAGCTTGTGAAAGCTATGGCTTCGAAAAATCGCGCTATCGCGACCGAAGCTCAAGTTGCACTCGCTGAGTTCATTGGTCCTGTGTTGGCTGAAGTGATCAACAACGCTCCTACGTTGAGCAACTTGTTCACCACTCTTCAATTCAATGCCGATGACAATCCTAGCATTCCGCTTGACCTCTATTATGATGTTAACGCTGAAGACTATATCGAAGTTTACAGCCAAAGCGCTGCTGGCGGTCTTCCTCAGAACCAAGTGCTTCCCACTGTTTCTGAAATGAAGATTCACACCTACACTCTTGACTCCGCATTGAGCTTTGATAAGCGCTATGCTGCTAAGAGCCGCTTGGATGTAATCAGCAAAACCTTCACTCGCCTCGCTCAAGAAATCCTTCTGAAACAAGAAAAAACTTCGGCAAACCTCTTGCTTGGCGCTCTCGCCAACGCTCAAACCAACGGCAAGAAGCACGTTCAACGTGCCAACACCAACGGTCGTTTCCTCTTGGCTGATTTGAACGAACTGTTCACTCTCGCTAAGCGTATCAACACCTCTTGGCTTGGTGGCACTCCAGATGCTCGTCAAGGTCGTGGTCTTACAGACATCATCGTGTCTCCTGAAGTTGTTCAAGAGCTTCGCGCTATGGCTTACAATCCCATCAATACCAAAGGTTCACCTGCTGGTGGCACTCCTACTGATGGTATCGCTGCTCCTGATGACATGAGAACTGCTATCTATAACTCCGCAGGTATTCCTGAGTTTTATGGTGTAGCCATCATGGAAATCAATGAGCTTGGTCGTGGTCAACGCTTCAACAGCATCTTCGACACCGTTGCTGGTTCGACTGCCTTCACTAACGCTGCTGGAGGCAACTCCGCTGCATTTGATGGCGCTGCTGAAGAGATCATCATTGGTCTTGATCGTGGTCGTGAGTCTCTGATCCGTGCTGTTGCTGTGGATTCGGAAAATGGTTCGGAGTTCTCTCTGACTGCCGATGACCAATACAGCGTTCGTCAGAAGAAAATCGGCTACTTCGGCTCGATGGAAGAAGGTCGCATGGTGCTTGACACCCGCGCTCTGGTTGGCAAGATCGTTTCGGGTCTCGCCTAATAGATTCAGGCTGGGGGGTTCGCCTCCCAGCTTTCAAAAAACCCACCACGCCTCTCAACGATGCGAACCAGGGTGGGTATTTTT